TCAGGCGAGGGTCTTTGCCCACGTTTTGCCCACACTCTCGCGGAGGGCTGCATCCTGCATGCGGGTGGCGACGGCTTCAAGATCGTCGTCGAAGAGGTCCGCGTAGGTGTCCAGCGTCATCGCGGCCGAGGCGTGGCCGAGCATCTTCTGCACGGCCTTGACGTTGGCGCCTGCGCTGATAGCGAGCGATGCCGCCGTGTGCCTCAGATCGTGGGGGGTCACGCGCGGGATGGTCGGGTCGATCTTCTGCGCGCGCTTGACCGCGACGGCGAACCAGCCCTCGGAGTCGCCCTGTCGCTTCATGTGCGTGCGGCCGTTCCCGAACAGCAGACCGTCGGGTCCCTTGCCGGCACATGCTGCGGCGATCCGCTTACTGAGGAACGAGGGGTAGGGAACGGAGCGACGCTCGTGCGTCTTCGGCGTGCCGACGTGGATCTCCCACTTCACGAGCACCGCGTTCTCCTCGACGTGTAGTCGCCGCCGCAGCTCGTTGACGTGCCGCACGCGCAGTGCAGTCGCCTCACCCCACCGCAGACCGGTGTACGCCAACACGAGGACGAGGTCGGGGTGTGCCGAGGCGTTCGCGAGGGTGTGCACCTGGTCGTGCGTGAGGTAGACGCGGCCGATCTTCTTCGTCTTCCGGGGGAGGTTCTTGAGTCCTCTCGCCGGGTTGCGGGGGATGCGTCGGTCGCCAACGGCCATGTCGAGGATGCCGGCCAGTACGCCGAGCGCTCGCAGCACCACGGACGCAGACTTCTTCTGCTGGCCGAGCTCGCTGACCCATGCCTGCACCTCGGACGGGAGGATGTCACGGATCTCGGTCGATCCCCAACGCGGTTCGACGTGCGCGCGCCAGGCGGTCTCGAGCGGCAGGTACGACGACGGCTTTAGGATGGGCGGCTTCTTGCCCGCGAGCCAGGTCGGCGCGAGGTGCGCGACCGTGACTTTCCCGTGCGCAGGGTCGATGTAATCGCCCGTCGCCTTCGCCACGGTGACCGACGCGAGGAAGAGTTCAGCTTCCTTCTTCGTCTTGAACCCGCGCTTGTCGGTCTGCTTCTTGTCGGGCTTGCGGTAACGAACGCGGTATCTGGGGCCGGCGGCTGTGGCGTACTTGGTGATGGAGCCGGCCACGGTCAGACCTGGATCTCTTCGAGGCGATCCCACTGTCCGGCGCCCATGCGCGGGCGCACGTAGACGGTGTCGCCGAAGCGTTGCAGGATCCGGCGGAACGCGTCGACGATATCGACGGTGACGTCGAGGTCGAGGGCGATCGCCTCAGGATGGCCGCCGTGGATGCGTTCGGCCAGCTTGTAGTCATCGATGTCGATGAGTCGAAGCGCTGCCCATTCGTCTGCTCGACGCTCCTGCAGTGCATTGCGCGGGCCGAACATGGTCGGCTCGTCCGCGAAGACGGCGTGTGCGCACTCGTGGGCGAGAACGCTCCGGTGCAGGCGTCGTGCCATGCCAGCGCGTAGACGGATGACCCGACGTCGGTGCAGATACTCGCCGTCGCGATCGTCGGGCAGGTCATCGACGACGCGCACCCGCACGCGGAGGATCTCCAGAGTCTCGAGGATGTGCTCGTCCATCAGCCCTCGCCGTCGTCCCCTCCACGGTCGCGCCCCTTCGTCTTGGCGACCGCTCGGTCATCCTCCGCACGACCTCGGACACCGAACCGTCCCTCGACGACGTTGCTGCCCTGTCGCGCTTCGACGCGCGCGAGAAGCTCGCGAGCCAACTCGATCTCGGTGAGGTCCTCGACGCCGGTCTTCACCTCGCGGATACGTGCCTCGGCGTCGGTGATGTACTCGCCCTCCGCGAGTGCTTCGACGACGGGTCGATCGTAGGAGCGGGCGAACTTGAGGACGAACTCGACTGCGGGGCGACCACCCTGCTTCCAGCGGGTCACGTTCGACTTGTCGATGCCTACTCGATCGGCGATGTCCTTGGCCTGTACGGCTCCAGCGACCACCTGCACGTACTTCCACCAGCGCGTCTCATTCACGTTCGCCACTGTAGTTGCGCCCGCGCAACAGTGCAAGTGAGTGCAGCAATCAAACCCGTGGTTGCGCAACGGCAAACCCTCATCTACCATCAGTTGCACCGCCGCAACCGCCGGTTGCAGCAATGATCTAGAGGAGCCGATGATGTCGACACTGGTGATCGACACGGAACGCTTTCAGCAACTGCGTAACGAGCAGGGGCTGGATACGGTCCAGAGCCTCGCGAGTGCGCTCGGCGTCGACAAGGGCACCGCATCTCGAGTGCTGAACGGCAAGGCCGCACCCGGTCCGCGCTTCATCTCGTCTGTACTGACCACATTCCCCGTCAAGTTCGAGGACGTCTTCACAATCGTCTCCGAACCGGGGGAGCGGGCGTCCATCGCCACCGCGGCGAAGGACGCGGCATGAGCATCGTCGCCCCGAACGGTGCGCAGGTGACTCCTATTCGGAGAACGGCTGCGGCGTCGGAGCCGGTTTGGCTCTCGCCCGAACAGGTGTGCGAGATCATCCCTGGCCTCACGCCGCGCGACCTGGAGGACATGCGCTCCTCCGGCAAGGGCCCGCGCTACTCGAAGCCGACGGCGCGGAAGGTCGTGTACGCCCAAGCAGACGTGCACGAGTGGCTCCGCTCCAAGCTGCACGGAACGGGGGACCAGCCGTGAGCCCCGAACTGCAGACGATCCTCGGATGGATCGTCGGGCTGATCAGCCTCAGCATCTGCTTCCTGATCGCCTGCATCGTCACCGCGGAGCCCATCGACGATACCCATCCCGACGCCCTCGGCTCCCTCGACGAGCGGGACGGCATCGGCCAGGCGCTCGCCGAATCGAAGGACCACGAGCGCTGGCGCGACGACCGCCACCTCCGCACCACCACCTGACCTCCCACACGTGAGAGCGGGCGGGGCTCGTCCCCCCCAACGGGTGCTGTCCGCTCTCACCCTCTCCACAACCGCACAGATCCGAACGAAGGGCACATCATGACGGATCCGAACATCCACCCGGTGAACATCACCATCCCCGCCGGCACGCGCGTCGACATCGACCTGCACGCCGCACCCCACCCGCCCGTCTCGGCCGCGGCAGTCGCCGCCGACCGATACGCCGCCGAACTCGGCCGCCAGGCCGACGCAGCCGCGTGAACGGCAAGGGGAGGAAGCGATGGGCCTCTGGCGACCTGGTCGTGATCGACGGCGTGCGATGGGTGATCCGAGTGCTCACCCCGACGCGAGCCGAACTCGAAGCGATGAACACCGTGACAGCGATGTGGCGAACAATCCCGCCCAGCCTGCTACCCACGCGCCGCTGACCTACACCAACGCGGTCGCCCCAAACGCGCAGATGCGGTGGCTCGTGCGTCTCGAGCCTGCCGAGCTCCCTCACCTCGGCGCCGTCCGACGAGACCTGCTCGTCTGGACCGTCCGCCCCTGGGTGCGAGTCCCTGACGGCACCAAGCACGGCGAACGCCGCACCGGCCGCATCATCGCCCAGCACGAGAAGTGGGCGCTCGCCGCGGCCGTCGCGAAGGCGATGCAGGCGTGCGGCTCTTTCTACGACGTGCCGTCAGTTCGGATCGGATCGATCGCCGACAACCACCTCCGCATCCTGGGGGGACGGCGATGAGCGCCGTCGACGCCGCCCTCGCTGCAGCATCGAACGCGCCGGGCATCACGATCGGATCCGGACTCACTGTCGCCGACCTCCTCGCGTTCGCGGCCGCACATCCTGACGCCGCGGCCGCGGAGAGCGACATCATCCGCGAGCTCGCAGTCAGCCCCGCCCGTTACTCGCAGCTGCTCAGCCGGGCGATCGACCGACCCGAGGCGCTCGTCATCGACGCCGTCACTACCCACGCGCTGCTGCGCCGCCGCGAAGAAATCCGCGGACGTCGTTCCGCTCTGGCCCGCGCAAGCGCCGCGGTCACCGCCAACTTCTGAGAGGTCTAGGCATGGACAGCACCGAACGCCCCGAGTGGGCAGACGTCGCACAGTTCGCTGACGATCAGCGCTGGCACCGCGGCGACTGGATGCAGACGTACACCGGCCGCCAGTTCTATCCGATGGCGCCGCATCCGGACGACGTCGACATCGTCGACATCGCGCACGCCCTGAGCATGCTCTGCCGCTACAACGGCCACGTCACCCGCTTCTACAGCGTCGCCGAGCACTGCGTTCTGATGAGCCAGGCGGCCGAGCCGGAGATCGCTCTCTGGGCACTCCTGCACGACGCGACCGAGGCGTACGTGGGCGACATGGTTCGACCGCTGAAGGTCGGCATGCCCGACTACCGCGCAGCGGAGGACCGCGTCGAAGAGGCGATCGTCGCCCACTTCGGACTCCCGTTCCACAAGCCGCCGGCGGTGAAGGAACTCGACCTGCGCATCCTGTGGAACGAACGCGAGGCCCTGCTCGCTGAGCCGCCGCGCCCGTGGTCGATGCACGGCGAGAAGCTCGACGTCACCATCCACGCGTGGTCGCCCGCAGAGGCTGAGGCTGCCTACCTGGCGCGCTTCGACCAGCTCACCTCGGGCGGTGCGCGATGATCGGCGCCCAACACCTCAGTGCCGTAGCGAAGCCTGCCAAGGAGCGCGGCGTGCACGCCTGCCCCCGCTGCGGCCACAAGAGGCAGGCGCGGCCGTCGTCACTGTGCGAGGACTGCCGCTTCGTCCTCACTGTCGCTGAGCGTCTGGCGTGGGCGGCATGAGCGCGGGGGAGCGTCAACCGCAGGTTGATGCCGAAGTGCGCAACGGCGCGGTCGAGTCCACGGACAGGCGCAACGCCCGGAGTGACGTCGAGACGGAGTCCTGGCTCAACGGTTTCGTGCGCCGCATCATCCGCCGCGCAGGCGTCCGCGTCGCCAACGCCGACGAGGTCGAACTGTCCATCCTCCTCGCCATCCGCGACGACTTCGACGACGCAATCCAGACCGCCGTCGACGGCATGCGCGACCGCCACGTGCCGTGGCGACTCATCGGAGAAGCAGCAGGCATCACCACGCAGGCCGCCCAGCAGCGCTGGGGCCGCGACCAGAAGGAGACCACACGATGAGCGCTCTGCTCTCGCCCCTGTTCCTGCAACACCCCGCCGACACCTATGAGCAGTTCATTCGCGACAAGGTCGCCTTCGACCGATCCTTCGGTTTCCTCGTCCACGACGACGACCTCCCCGAGATCCTCAAGCCCCACCAGCGCGCGATCGTGAAGTGGGCGCTCGCCGGCGGCCGTCGGGCGATCTTCGCCGCGTTCGGCCTGGGTAAGTCGGTGATGCAGCTCGCGACGCTGCACACCACGATCACGCACCCCGCATCCGAGGTACCGGGCGGACGCGCGCTCATCGTCGCGCCTCTGGGTGTGCGTGGCGAGTTCATCCGTGACGGCCGCGAGCTTCTCGGTATCGAGGTGCGCTTCGTGCGCCGCACCGAGGATGTCGACCTCTCATGGTCGGGCATCTACGTCACGAACTACGAGAGCGTGCGCGACGGCAAGCTCGACGTCGACCTGTTCGACGCGGTGTCTCTCGACGAGGCGTCGGTGCTGCGCTCGTTCGGGTCGAAGACCTACCAGGAGTTCCTGCCGCTGTTCGAGCGGATCCCGTACCGGTTCGTCGCGACCGCGACGCCGTCACCGAACCGGCACAAGGAGCTGATCCACTACGCGGGCTTCCTCGGCATTATGGACACCGGCCAGGCCCTGACACGCTTCTTCGTCCGCAACAGTTCGAAGGCGAACGACCTGCGTCTTTACCCGCACAAGGAGCGGGAGTTCTGGCTGTGGCTGAACACGTGGGCATGCTTCGTGCAGCGCCCGTCCGATCTCGGGTTCCCGGATGACGGCTACGACCTGCCCCCGTTGACGATCAATTGGGAAGAGGTGCAGGTCGACATCGCTTCGGATGAGGTGGAACGCAACGGCCAGGGCGTCCTCGTCAGCGGCGGTGCCATGTCACTGCAGGCAACCGCGCGCGAGAAGCGCAAGACCATCACGCAACGTGTCGCCCGGGCTCTCACGCTCGTGCGCGAGCACGTCGAGCTGCACGGGGCTGACGAGCCGGTGATCCTCTGGTGCGACCTCAACGACGAGCAGGACCTGCTGGAGTCGATGCTCCGCGCCGAAGGGCTCCCGTTCTCCAGCATCCACGGCAGCCTCGACGACGTCGAAGCTGAACGGCGCCTCGACGCGTGGCGCGCAGCCGAGACGACCGAGCTGATCGGCAAGCCCGTGCAGCTCGGGCAGGGCATGAACCTTCAGCGCGCAGCCACCGCGATCTTCGTCGGCGTGACCTACAAGTTTAACGACACGATCCAGGCCGTGCACCGCATCCAACGGTTCGGGCAGACCCGGCCCGTCACGGTGCACCTCGTCTACGCCGAGACCGAGTCGGAGATCCGCGACACCCTCCTCGCGAAGTGGGAGGAGCATGACCGTCTCACCGACACGATGAGCGACATCATCCGCGAGTTCGGACTGAACCCCGGCGCCGTCTCCGCAGCGCTGCGCCGAGCGATCGGCGTCGACCGGTCCGAAGAGTCCGGGCCCGGCTGGGTGCTCGCCCACAACGACTGCGTGCTCGAAGCCCGCGACCACCTCGCCGACGACTCCATCGACCTGCTCGTCACCTCGTGGCCGTTCTCGAACCACTACGAGTACTCGCCGAACTACAACGACTTCGGCCACACCGACGACAACCTGCACTTCTGGCAGCAGATGGACTACCTCACCCGCGAGCTCTACCGCGTGATGAAACCCGGCCGCATCTACGCCGCCCACGTGAAGGACCGCATCAACTTCGGAGCCGTCACCGGCGCCGGCGTCCCCACGTCCTCGCCGTTCCACGCCGAAGGCATCGTGCACATGCTCAAGCACGGCTTCGACTACCTCGGCATGATCACCATCACCACCGACGTCGTCCGCGAGAACAACCAGACCTACCGCCTCGGATACACCGAGATGCGCAAGGACAGCACGAAGATGGGCGTCGGCTCACCCGAATACGTCCTCCTCTTCCACAAGCCGCAGACTGACCGGCAGAAGGGGTACGCCGACGAACGCGTCGAGAAGGACGAGCGCGACTACTCCCTCGCCCGCTGGCAGATCGACGCCGCCGCGGACTGGCGATCCTCCGGCAACCGACTCCTCGCACCTGACGAACTCGCCGCCCTCAGCCCCGAGATCCTCGCCAAGCTGTTCAAGAACCAGGCCCGCGCGAACGTTTACGACTACGACACCCACGTCGCCACCGGCGAAGCGCTCCAGAACCGCGACGCCCTCCCCAAGAAGTTCGCCTCCATCCACGCCGGATCCTGGCGCCCCGATGTCTGGGACGACGTCAACCGCATGTTCACCCTCAACGGCGAGCAATCCCGCCGCGCCCTCGAGTTCCACATCTGCCCCCTCCAATTCGACATCGTCGACCGCCTCATCACCCGCTACTCCAACCCCGGCGACCTCGTCCTCGACGTGTTCAGCGGACTCGGCACCGTCGCACTCCGCGCTCGCCGACTCGGACGCAGCGGCTACGGCATCGAGCTGAACCCGACGTCGCACCGTGACGCGGTGATGTACCAGCGGGAGCTCGATCAGGAACAGGCGACGCCCACCCTGTTCGATCTGCTTGACATCGAGGGCGGTGCGGCATGAGCGCCCCGATCCTGACCCCGCGCGAGACGCCGATCTTCGACGACGACGTCATCGCTGAGATGTCCGCGCATCTGCATGAGGATGTGCCGTGCATGCAAGCGGGGTGTCCGATGCCTGCGGACTGGCAGCTCATCGCGCGGTGCTGCGGTGATCGCCGCTTCATCTGTAGTGACCATCTTGCTTCAGCCGCCGCGAACTGGGACGAGGTCCTGGGGCGAGACGCCGCCCGCTGCGCCTCCTGCGAGCACCTGTACGGCCACGGAGTGAGCTTCGGTGATGTCTTCCGGGTTGTGGTCCTGTGAGCGCCTCCACGACCGCCACCCGCGCCACATCCGGCGGCGGATGGAGCTTCGACGCCGACAAGGGCTGGACCCTAGACCCGGCCATGAAGGAGCAGAACGACGCCGAGCTGCGCGCCGCGCTCGCCGCGATCGACACCTCCCACGCGCACCTCCCGACGTGCGCCCTGTGCGGGCAGCGATGCCTCAAGCGCGACCGTTACGGCCTGTGCTCGAAGGTCACCGAGGCGCATAAGGCATGGCGCGCGAGCACGCGCGCCGAAGAGAAAGCGAGCAGCCGATGACCCGACTCGAATCCCCGCAGAAGCTGGAGCAGCTCATGGGGGCACCCCGGCACGCCGTGCACCATCTCGGGCGCGCCGTCGCCGCCGAGCTGCGCGTGTACATCCTGCACTCGCAGGAGTGCCTCGACGCCGGCGGAGACCTGCGCGACTGCGAGTACTCCGAAGCACTCGACCTCGGCATCGAGCCCGCCGTGTGGAACGGCCACGAAGACGTCACCGTCGTACTCAGCATCGACCCGGAGCACTTCGACCTGACACCCGCCTTCCACTACGAAGACCCGTACACCCACGCCATCGCGATCGCGCGCGCAGCGGCGACCCGCTCCCTGCAGTTCAACAACGAAGACGACCTCCAGCTCGGCGTCGCCGACGCGCTCGCCGACGTGGACATCACCGCGACGCGTGAGGTGCGCCTCTCGGACGGCGTCTCCCGCATCGACCTGCTCGCCGGGACGGTCGGCGTCGAGGTGAAGATCGCAAGCTCGGGTCCGACCGTTCTCCGCCAGCTTGCCCGCTACGCGGAGTGCCCCGAGATCGACGCCCTCGTCCTCGTCACGACCCGCGCCGCGCACAGCTACATGCCGCTCACGCTCAACGGCAAGCCGCTCATCGTCTGCTCGCTCATCGGAGGCGGACTGTGACCGCGACACGCACCTATGGCACCTACATGTACGAGCCCGCGAACGGGCGTGTGCGTGGACGGTGGGGACTCAAGCTCGAGCCGGCGGTCGCCGTGCGCGCCAAGCGGATCTTCACCCGCGTCGACCACGACCGCTCCGGGCTGCTGATCATCACCGACGCCGACGACGTCGCCCGCGACATCGAATGGCTGATGGAGCGCTACCCGCTCGTGCCCGCCTCGCCCGAGTCCGAGCAGCAACTCCGACTGCGCGCCGACGCGCACCGCGAGACCATGGCCGCCGTCGCCCGCGTCACCGCAGGAACCGGCCAGCGCCTCGACCTGCCCGCCCAACCCGCGAAGACCCCGCGCGACTACCAGCTCGCCGCCGTCGAACTGCTCCGCGCTCGCGGACGCCTGCTGCTCACCGACGACCTCGGCCTCGGCAAGACGTTCACCGGCCTGCTGAACCTCGTGCACGCCGACGCGCTGCCCGCGCTCATCGTCCCACCCACGCATCTCCCGCGCCGGTGGATGACTGAGCTGGAGGAGGCGTTCCCGTGGCTGACCGTCAGCCTCGCCGCCAAGACCACGCCGTCGGCCGCGTTCCTCGACGGCGACCGCCCCGACGTCCTCATCGTCCCGTACTCGCGTCTCGACGGCTGGCGCGATCACCTCGAGGGGTGGGCTGCGTCCGTCGTGTTCGACGAGGTGCAGGAGCTTCGCCGCGGCGTCAGCACCAACAAGGGAAAGGCCGCCGCACAGGTGTCGAAGGACGCCGCCTTCGTCCTCGGCCTCACCGCCACCCCCGTCTACAACTACGCCGGCGAGATCTGGGAACTGTTCAACATCATCGCCCCCGGTGTCCTCGGCTCACAGTACGAGTTCATCCGCGAATGGGTCGGCCGCTGGCACCAGCAACACATGGTCGTCAACAACCCCGCCGCCCTCGGCTCCTACCTCCGCGAGGAAGGCGTCATGCTCGGCCGCACCCGCGCGGAAGTCGGCCGCGAACTCCCCAAGACCGTCAAAGTCCCGCAGCTCGTCGACGCCGACCCCGCCGCCCTCGAACGCGTAGCCGGCGACGCACAAGCCCTCGCCCGCCTGATCCTCAACGAATCCGCCAACCGCACCGAACGCTGGCGCGCATCCGGCGACCTCGACTGGAAACTCCGTGAAGCCACCGGCATCGGCAAAGCCCCCTACGTCGCCGAGTTCGTGAAGATGATCCTCCAATCCGAACAGAAGGTCGTCCTCTTCGGATGGCACCGAGCCGTCTACGACATCTGGATGGAAGCGCTCGCCGCGTACGAGCCGGTCATGTACACCGGCAGCGAGTCGCCCGCTCAGAAGGCCGCGGCGGAGGAGAACTTCATCAACGGCCGCGCGCGCGTGCTCATCATGTCGCTGCGCTCGGGCGCCGGTGTCGACGGTCTGCAGAAGGCGACCAACGTGGTCGTGTTCGGTGAACTGGACTGGTCGCCGCAGGTACACGAGCAGGCCATTGGCCGTGTGCGTCGCGACGGCATGGGTGAAGCCCCGCCGGTCGCGTACTTCCTGCACGCCGCAGAGGGCTCTGACCCGACCATCCTCGAGACGCTGAACGTCAAGCGACAACAGTCCGAGCCGATCACCACGCCGGATGGCAAGCTCCGCTCCGACGCCACCACCGACACCAACCGAGCACGCGCGCTGGCACAACAGATCCTCGGGATTTTGGCGCCCTCACTGGAAGCGAGCAAGCATGTCTGACCTTGACCGGGTGCGCGACCTTTACTCATGGGCGATCGCATGGAGGGCCGAGATTCCTGAGGGCCGCGATGACCTCATCATGCTGCGCGAGAGGCTGCGAGATGAGTTCGATGCAGCCGTCGCAGCGCACGTGGGCGAGATGTTCGCAGGCGCATCGAGCAAGCACTGCCCGAGCGAGGCCATCCTCTTCATCTGGGGTGATCGAATCCGCTTCAAATGTGACGAGTGCGGATACGACACCACTCTGCGTCTCGATTCGACGTACGCGGACGCCCAGGCGGCCGAGTCCAAGCATCAGAAGCATGCGGCGGGAGGTAACGCTCCGGCCCTCCGCGCAGACGGGGTGCTAGTCGAGGAGCGGACGCTCGCGCTCGACGAGCTCGCGCGAGGTATCGGCATCGAACTGCTGCCATGGCAGCGCGAGTTCTTGCGCTCATGGCTCAAGGCCGGGGGTGTCGACTGATGGGCGCCCTGATCGACCTCACCGGCCGCACCTTCGGCATGCTCACCGTCTCCGGGCGTCTGCCCGACGCTGTGACGCGCGGCGGCGCTCGCCAACCGGTGTGGGGCTGTGTGTGCGCGTGCGGTCGCCGCACCGTCGAGCAAGGCCGCGCGCTCCGCTCCGAGCGGGCGCTCTCGTGCCGCCAATGCGTGCGCGACCCGTCCCGCATGCTTAAGTACGGGTCGACGTACATCGCCTACTGGCCCACGCTCGGCATCCTCAAGATCGGGCGAGCGTTCCGCGGATCCCGCCTCGAAATGCTCCGCCGCAGCGGCGCCCACATCCTCCTCGACGCCCGCGGCACCGACGCCACCTGGGAAGCCGCCGGCCTCCGCGCACTCCGCAGACTCTTCGACCCCGCCTTCACCGGACCCACCGGCGACGGCCCACACCGCGCCGACCGGATCCTGTTCCGCGGCCGCGGATGGTCGGAGTGCTTCTTCGTCGAGCCCGAAGACCTACAGCTCGCATACGACGAATGCCTGAGGGCGTTCGCACTCGAAGGGAACGACATTGGAACCAACCCCCCTGCCACCCCCGCGTGGCGCCGCGCCCTCGACGCCGCCCACCGTTCTCGGGCTGCCCGTCGAAGCCGCGCCGACCGCAGTGGGCCTCCGGCTGCTGGCGGGGGAGAAGAACCTCCTACAGCTCAACCCCACAGCGCTCGCAGCGCAGCTGTACCCGACCGAGCCGATCAGGTCAGCGACGGAGCGGGTGATCCTGCACGTCGTGATGCTGGAGGAAGCCGGACACCTGTCGACATGGATCGCGGACGGCCAGGAGTGGCTGTCCATGACGCCGCCGTCGAACGTGCCGCGTCCGGCGCTCAGCGCCCCGCAGGCGCCCTCATTTTCACCGGCTGGGGAGAGAGAGGGAGAAGGAGCACGCGCGCGAGCGAGAGCGCGAGAGCGCGCGCAGGCGCAGGTGGACGCGGAAGAACGCGAACGTGCCGTCCGCTGGGCCGCGTGGAACCGGGATCAGACTTACGCCGCCCCTCGCAGGCCGGATCGGCCCGCCCTGCTGGATGCTCCGCCCATCGGTTGCCCGGATCACCCCAACGGTCACTACGAGCCCTGCGGGCCTTGCGGCACGGCTGCGGCCAGGCGCCGGGAGTACCTCGCTCGACACACGTACCTCGAGCAGTTGTCCATCTTCGAGGAGCAGACCGGGGGCGAGGACGATGAGCCTTTCTGAGCTGGCGACGCCGCGTGTGCCCCGCCCCGCTCTCGCGTCCTCTGACCGGTGGCAGGTAAGCGACGACGTGCTGAACGACTTCCTCCACCGAGTATCGAGCGCATCGACCCGACGCCTCAACGCGATGCGCGAGCTGCCGAAAGGTAACGAGCCGACCGCGAGGGAGCGCGCCTACGACGCGGAGACCGACCGACTGCTGACCGAGATTCGAGAGGCCCAGCGATGACCCACGACCGCGACTGCATCCGCGGATGCACCATCGACGACAACACGAAACACCTCGCCATCTGCCCCGACTTCAGCAAGACCGACGGCGCCTGCCAGGGATGCGCGCCGGTGAAAGCACGAGACGGGATGCTGCTGTGTGACCGCTGCTACCGCCGCCTCTCTCGCACGCTCAGCGACGCCCCTGACCTGATCGGTCACCTCCGCTCGATCGCGGACCCGATGAAGTCGAGCTGGAACTGGGACCGCATGATCGTGTCGTCCTCGCCCGTCGACATGCCGGCCCCTGTGTCGGCCGCCGTCATCGACGCGGCACGGGACGTCATGCGGATGCTGCACGAGTGGGCGGCTGTCGCGAACGGAGAGGCGTACGGCCGAAGCGACCTGATCGCGGGCACCGACGCTGCATCCGCCTTCGACGTCGCGAACGACTACGCGCGGACGATCCTCGATCATCTCGACGAGCTCGCGAACCGCAAGGAGGTAACGCAGCTCTGGGACGCGGTCATGTTCCGCCACGAGGGAGAGCCGGACTGGTGGTCCGTCGCTGACGCGCTTGGGAAGTGGTCCCTCGACGATCGTGAGCGGTGGGCGCGGAACCCCTGCCCGTCGTGCGACTGCAAGACGATCCGCGTCCGGCCCCCGCGCCGACGTGGTGACGTCGCTCGGTTCCGCTGCACCACGTGTGACTGGGAAGCAGACGACCAGGAGCACAGCGGCTTCTGGGCCGAGGCGTTCGCTGAGGTGATTCCGGAGGTGCCGACCGCATGACCTGGCTCACCATCCCCGAGGCGGCGAAGCGTGTTGATCGCACCGAGCGAACGATCCGATCGTGGATCGCGCAGGGCGACGTCCGCATCGCGTTTCGGCGCATCCGTGAGGACGACCTGATTCAAGTCGATCGCCAGAAGCGCGCCGCTCGCTCGAAGGGACGGCCGAAACGTCTGGGGCGCTAGTCTCAGCTACATGGGGTCTGCGGACAAAGCGATTAAGCAGATAGTCATCGACTATATGGAAGCTTCGCAAGATGCTCTGGGGCTCCTAGACCTGGTTTCTGGTGGAGCGCGCATGGTCAAGCGCGCGCATGACGAACTCGTGCAGCTTGACATTCCGGACCCCCAAACCGGCGAGGTCGTGGACTCCGATCTCGTGTCCCGGGTCGCGTTCGCTGAGAAGCTGATCGAGCAGGAGTTCTCGCTGCTGCATGGCCAAACCATCTTGGCGATGTGGGGTCAGCTGGAGGCCTGCATCGATGACATCTGCGTGGCGAGACTCGCGAGTCATGACCTGGACAAGCAAGCGGAGGCGCTTGCAAGCTTGAAGGTTCCCCTCGGCGAGTTCCTGGTTCTCAGCGAAGAGTCGAAGTGGCCTTGGGTGCTAGGAAAGCTGAAGTCACTTACGAATTCATCGCTGCGCGCCGGGATCGGCCAGTTCGACAGCATTCTCAAGTCTGTAGGAATCGACGTCCCGATTGATCCGGACATTCGGACGCTGATCTACCTGGTGAAGTCCGTACGCAATGCGCTTGCACATCGCGGAGGTCGTGCGGACGCGCAGTTCTGCGCTGACGTTCCCGGATGGGGAATTGAGGTGGGTAGTCCGATTCGACTGACTCAAGCCCATACCATCTCGGCTGTTGTCGGGATGGCGATGTATGTGAGCGCAGTGATGCGTGAAGCGCTGGGGCAGACGGCTCCGTCGTCGATGGACAAAGAGTATGTGCCTGCTGCAGTGCTTGCGAACTTCCAGATGGCTGCTGGCGGAGCTGACCAGTAACTTCTTCATCTTCTTCCGGATCCTCTGCTACGCTGTGCGTGCACAAGAACTATGACCAAGCCTCGCCTTCGGGTGGGGCTTTCGTCATCTGTGCCACCGACCGCGGGAGGTGGTCACCATGTGACGCCCCGCACGTCGTCCCGGAGTTGCGTGCCCTTCGCCGGGATCTCGCTCCGCCGCCGCACGCTCCCATTCGACGCACCGAGGTCCGAGCCATAGCCCGCCCATCGCGCGGTGACGTTCGGCATGCTGCAACCGAGAGCGGTGGACGCGCGGCGGAGCGCAGTCGTGATCGGTGGGGTGTCCGGGTGTCGTCACCTCGGATGCCCTGCCGCCACGAGGAGGTCAACGATGCCGAAGAACGAAGGTGCAGTGATCCCGGCGTGGAGCGGCCGCCGGGCGGCCGACGCTCTCGCTCAGGTGAAAGCGAAGGGTCGCAAGAACCGCAGCCCGTGCTGCATCTGCGGTCATCGCATCGACTATGACCTGCCAGGCACGCACCCGCAGGGATGCACCGTCCAGCATCTTCGATCTCGACGCCGGTTCCCCGAGCTCACATGGCTCCCATCGAACTGGGGGCCAGCACACAAGGAATGCAACGAGTCCGATGGTGATGGAACGCGCGGCGAAGACGACGGCGTGACGTCGAGCGACTGGTGATCGGCTGAAAGATCCACGCTCGTATGAGGGGTGGACACCGCCGGGGAGGGCTTCCTCCCCCTCCGCGGTCGACCCCCCACCCCTCGCGCGAACTGCGTGGCGGTGAAAACGGACCCTGACCTGGAGATTCGATGAATAAGTACACCGCGCTGGCGCTCGCCGCAGAGGCATCTCGCGGAGAGAGGGTGCTCGTCGCATCTCATTCCGTCCATGCGTCACGCGACGCGTTCCGTGACTTCGAAGCTCTCGCTGCTGACGTCGGCGCCGACGTGCATCACGCGAACGGCGCCGAGCGTCTCACATTCCCCTCGGGCGGAGGGGTGTACTTCGTCGGAGCCCGATCGCGCGGCAGTCGAGGCAAGTCCGTCGACATCGTATTCATCGACTGGGATGTCGAAGTGGAGCTGAGTGCGGGTGAGCTCGAGCGGTTCTACGCAGAAATCGCTCCTTGCCTCAGCACCAGTCAACGTCACGAGCTCATCCGAGCGTGAGCGATGCGCGATCGCCGCCGCATCCGCTCCGATCGCGCGGCGGGCGGCACGATCCGTGGCATCGCGCGGGCGACCGGCGCCTCACGCAACGCGGTGCGCCGCGCTCTCGACCCTGACGCGCACCTCGACTTCACGCGCCCGTCGATGGCGGAGGAATACACACCCGCCGTACGCGACGTGCTCGCCGACTACCCGCGCATCAGCGTCAATCAGGTTGCAGAGATCATCGAGTGGCCCGGCGCCCGCAGGACACTCTCCGACCTGGTCGCGCAGCTGCGACCCGCCGCGCTCGAGCGAGAGCGCGAAGACCTGAACCGTCCGGCGCTCGGCACTGTCCGAGCAGGCACCATCCGCTTCGGCCCGATGACCGTCGGCCGCATGACCGTGGGGAGCATCCATGGCGTCGGCGAAGACGATCAACTGGGACCCGCCTGACCGCCTCAGCAAAGAAGCCCGCGAGGTATGGGACGAGGTCCGCGCACGAGGGCGCATGCATCCCTCTGTCGACCCCGAGATGCTGGAGACGTACTGCGCTCTCGTTATCCGTTGGCGCGAGGCCGCGAAGAAGGTCGCGGACGAGGGACTCGTCGTCGATGGGGGCGAGAAGCGCGGTGCTGTGGTGCACCCGGCACTCGCCGCCGAGCGTGAGCTTGCGGAGCAGATCCGCAAGTGGTCGCCGCTGTTCAACCGTCCCGCCGGCGTCCGACGCAAGGCCGGCCCGATGTACGACGCCACGCGCCGCTCGATCACCGCCGCCGAGCTCGACACGAAGCCGGAGTTCGAGGGTGTCCGCGAGGCCGTCCTGACGCTCGCGTGGCTGATCGACGAAGCGCAGCGCGAAGGGCTGGAGGCGCTGCAGAAGGCGACGTACAACCTCATCCCGTCGTACGTGAAGGGATGCGCCGAGCTGCAGATCACGCCAGCGTCGGTCCCAGCCGACGCGCTGAAGAAGGCGGGCAAGGTTGGCAAGCTCACGAAGTTCGGCGACGCGGCCGCCGCGCGCCGCGGGCGCGTCGCGAGCTAAGCACGCCCCGCTCGTCCCGCTGCGCTGGCCGGTCCCGCAGGGCTGCGGCCAGGCATACGTCGACAAGGTCCATGAGCGCGATCTGGCGACGCCGGAGACTGCTCACCTCTTCGGGAACGCCGAGCCGCGCATCTGCACTCCGCCGCTGCGCGAGTTGACGCCGGAGACATCTCTCGGCTTCGAGGTCATCGACTTCGCCGACGAGGTGCTCGGCGTGATCCTGCTGCCCTGGCAGCGGGCCGCGCTGATCCGCATGCTCGAGCTACTCGAGGATGGCTCGCTCCGTTTCCGGACGGTCCTCGTGCTCGTCGCCCGCCAGAACGGGAAGTCGACCCTCGCGCAAGTCCTGACGATCTGGCTGCTGTTCGTCTGGGGATGGCCGCTCGCACTCGGCACCGCGCAGGATCTCGACGTCGCCGAGTCACTGTGGGAAGAGGTCGTAGACCTCGTCGAGGCGAATGAGGAGCTCTCCGCTCTCAAAGACTCCGTCACCAAGGTCAACGGCAAGAAGTCGCTGAACCTTGTCACGGGCGCGAAGTACAAGGTCAAGGCTGCCACGCGCCGCGCCGGCCGTGGACTCTCAGGCAACCTCGTGCTGCTCGACGAGATCCGAGAGCACCAGACGTGGGGCGCGTGGGGCGCGATCACCAAGACGACCATGGCGCGCGCGGAGGCGCTGATCCTCGCCCTGTCGAACGCGGGCGACGTCACCAGCATTGTGCTGCGCTACCTGCGTCTCATGGCTCATCGCGCCATCGGCGACCCTGACGGGATCGCTGCAGTGGAGGACGCCGGTCCATCCGACGAGGACCTCGACGAACTGCTCGACACGAGCGACGAAGATGAGCTCGACCTGGACGAGTTCGACGACGAACTCGCAGACGCTGACGCCGACGACCTGGAGCAGGACGAGGACACGCTCTGCATCCTCGAATGGTCCGCCGCACCTACCCGCGCCAAGCGTGACCGTGCCGGGTGGTCTGAGGCGAATCCGTCCCGCGGCTACACGATCAGCACGAAGACGATCGCCTCGTCCTGCAACACCGACCCCGAGTGGGTGTTCCGCACCGAGGTGCTCTGCCAGTGGAACGACGGCGCCACCACCGGCCCGTTCGCTCCCGGAGCGTGGGACGACGGCAAGATCGCGACCGTAAAGGACGCCGACGGCCGCCGCCGGATCGTCAACCCCACGGTCGACCGCATCGAAGGACCCGTGGTCGCCGCGATCGCACAGCAGCCCGGCCGATCCAAGACCTACCTGGCGCTGGCCGGCTACCGACCTGACGGGCTGCCGCAGGTCGAGATCGTCACGGGTCGATACGGCGACGAGTGGGTCGAGGAGTGGCTGTCCAGCCCCGACCGTAAGGGGCGCATCAAGGCGGTCACCGGTCAGACGAAAGCCTCAGCGGAAGCGACCCGACTGAAAAAGCTCAAGCTTGAGTCGAAGTTCCGCATCCCCGTGGTTCCTCTTGAGGGATCCGACCTGCTCGACGCTTACGCCGACGCTGACGACGCGATCCGTGAGAAGCGCGTGTGGCACACCCCGTGGACCTCACTCGACCTCGCCGCAGCAACCGCGGTGTGGAAGGTGCTCGCGGGGGGCACGCGCGTCATCGACGTCAAAGAGTCCCCGACTGACGTGACAGCGCTTCGCGCGTGGGTTGCGGCGCTGTGGCTGCTGGAGCATCAGCCGGTCGCACCACCACCACCCCCTCCCGCGCCCAAGACACTCGCTGACATCGACGACGATCCGCGCGCGGGAAGCGATGACGACTACGACGACCCTCTCGCCGACATCGGAGACATGGGGTTCTGAGAGGGGAGCACGCATGGCTGTCCGTGACGACTTTGACCGCATCAAGCTGCCTCGCCTGTTCGCACGTCGCGAGCAGCCGCAGGCGCGCGGGGACGTCGCGGCCGCGCCGACGCGCGAAGACGGCTACGTCACCGCTCCCGAGCAGTTCACGTTCTGGGATGTCCTCGACGACGAGAAGGTGCCGGAGCTGATCTGGCCCGCCAACATCGAGGTGTACGACCAGATGCGCCGCACGGACGCACAGGTCATGTCGGTGCTCCGCGCAGTGATGCTGCCCATCCGGCGCACGACATGGCGACTCGACCCGGCGCTGGCCCCGCGAGAAGTGGTCGAGTTCGTCGCCGCGAACCTCGACCTCCCCGTGCTCGGTCAGGATGCGGTCGCGCGTCCGCGCACCGGCGATCGGTTCTCGTGGGCCGAACACCTGCAGCTCGCTCTCACCTGTCTGCCGTTCGGCCACTCGATCTTCGAGCAGACCTACCGCATCGCGCCCGACGCGAACGGCGTGCAGCGCGCCTGGATCCGCAAGCTCGGCTGGCGCCCGCCCAAGACAATCGCGCGCATCGACGTCGCCCCCGACGGTGGCCTGATCGCCATCGAGCAGGGCGTGGCCGGGACGAGCAAGCATCGCATGGAGGTGGACCGGCTCGTCGTCTACGTGCACGAGCGAGAGGGCGGTAACTGGCTGGGGCAGTCGCTGCTCCGACCGGCCTACAAGTTCTGGGTGCTGAAGGATCGCATGCTGCGCATCCAGGCGCAGACAGTGGACCGCAACGGAATGGGCGTGCCCGTCGTCGTCGCTCCCGAGATCCCGGCGGGGGTGTACGACCCGGACGAGTACACGAAGCGCCAGGACGCGGAGATCAAGCGCGGACTGTCCATCGCGAAGAACTTCCGGTCGGGCCGCCAGGCTGGCGCGTCGATCGCGAACAGCGGCGACATCAAGCTGCTCGGCGTCGAGGGAACACTCCCGGACGCCAACAAGCCGATCCGCTACTACGACGAGCAGATCGGCCGCAGCGTCCTCGCGAACTTCCTGAACCTCGGCGGCGACGACTCCAAGGGTTCGTACGCACTCGGTGACACGTTCGCCGAGTTCTTCACGCTGTCGCTGCAGACGGTCGCCCTGACCATCGCGGACACCGCGAACAAGCACATCGTCGAGGACCTGGTCGATCTCAACTTCGGGCCCAACGTGCCGGCACCCCGGATCGTCTTCGACGAGATCGGCTCTCAGCAGCGCATCACCGCCCCAGCTCTGAAGGAGCTTGTCGACGCCGAGATCATCACGCCCGACGAGAACCTCGAGCGCTTCGCACGCCAGACCTACGGGCTGCCCGAACACGACCAGACCACGGCGCGGCCGAACCGGCGCACGTCAGGAGAGGGAGCATGACCGAGAAGCAGAAGGAGCAGCACCGGTACTGGGGATCGGTCGAACCGCCCAAGGCAAAGACGGAGTTCTTCAGCGCAGTCACTACCCCCGTGTCGGAGGGCAGCGACGCGAAGGTCGCCACCATCCGCATGTACGGACCGATCGACAGCTGGGGTGGCTGGTGGGGGATCTCCACCGAAGACGTCGGCCGCGTGCTCGACGCACTCCCCGACACGGTCGAGCAGATCGTGCTCCGCATCAACTCGCCCGGTGGCGAGGTGTGGGAAGCGGTCGCGATCCTCAACATGCTGTCGGCGCACAAGGCCACCGTGGTCGCCGTCGTCGACGGTCTCGCCGCATCAGCCGCATCGTTCATCGCCGCGGGCTGCGACGAGACCGTCATGAGCCCCGGCAGTCAGATGATGATCCACTCGCCCCACATGATCGCGTGGGGCAACGCAGTAAAGCTGCGCAAACACGCGGCGTTCCTCGACAAGCTCGAGGAGTCCTGCATCGAGATCTACACCGCCAAGGCCGGAGAGCAGGACTGGCGCACGCTGCTCGCCGAGGAGACGTGGCTGTCCGCGGCGGACGCCGTCGCTCTCGGTCTCGCCGATCGTGCCGGAATCGTCCCCGACGCTGGCACCGCGACGACCGTCGGAGCTGACGACGACGAGAGCGACGACCTCATCGTCATCACCCTCGACGACGACGCTGACGCGGCGGCCGCCGCGCGCATCCACGCCGCCGCCGCGTCCGCGCGTGCAGCGGCACCCAAGCCCCCGGACTCGACCGAGCCGGGTAACCCCGCCAACAAGGAGGAGCTCACCATGAGCGACAAGTTCCTGGCTGACGTTCGCGACCGGCTCGGCATCACCGACGCCAACGCTTCGGAAGAGACGGTGCTCGCCGCCCTCACCGAGCGTGTCGCAACACCCGCCCCCACCGCTGCGTTGCCCGAAGGTGTCGTCGCCATCGAGGCGACGCAGCTCGAGCAGATGCGCGCCGATGCCGCCGCAGGCCGGCAGGCCCGCGACGAGCAGATCGCCGCAGCTCGCGCCGCCACCGTCGATGATGCCGTCGCCGACGGTCGCATCGCGCCCGCTCGCCGAGACCACTGGATCGCCGCGCTCGCCGCGGATGAGGGTGCGGCCGACACCCTCGCCAGTCTCCAGAAGGGACTCATCCCGCTCGAGCCGAAGGGCCACACCGGCGGCGTCGACCAGTCCTCCGACGAGGACGGCACCTACTCGAAGCTGTTCCCGCCCACGAAGGCTGAGGAGGCCTGATCATGCCCAAGAACTACCTTCCCCTGTACCGACCGGGCCAGGTCGTCACCTTCGGCGTCACCGCCGCGGTCACCGCCGGTCAGGTGGTCGAGGTCGGCAGCGCCGACTTCGCCGTCGCCCCCGCCGCCGCCGCATCGGCGAAGGTCGTGGGCGTCGCCGGCCACGACGCAGGCATCGGCGACAAGGCCGCTGTCGAGGTCAACAAGGCCATCCACGAGCTCAAGGCCGTAGGCGCGATCACGCGCGGCCAGCAGCTCGAGGCCGCCGCGTCCGGTGGCGTGCGCACGCTCGCTTCGGGCAAGGCGCTCTACCTCGCCCTCGCCTCCGCGGTCGACGGCGCCCTCGTCCCCGTCATCCAGCTCTGAGAGGCAGACCGAGATGCAGACCTACCCCTACACCCCGACCCAGATCGACAACTCGACCGCGGCCGACTGGATCGCGTTCCTCAAGTCGCCCACGATGGTGCAGCGCCGCTTCGCGGAGATCATCGCCGCGCAGCAGTTCATCGGCAACTACCTGCTCTCGGGCCGGTACACGATGAGTGGCGGCATGATCGCGGTGCCCGCGAACGAGAAGATCCGCACCGACCGCAAGGCCGCGACCGTCGCGCCGGGTGCTGAGTACAAGCTCACCAACCTGACGGCCGAGGAGTACGAGATCTACTCGTCGATGATCGAGGGCCTCGCGACCGAGATCACCGACGCGGAGGTCGGACGCAGCCGTCGCCAGCCGATCGACGACGCGTTCACCTTCCTTCAGACCGAGCTCGTGTTCGACGCGAACGAGATCGCGCTCGGCGTGATCAACTCGTCGGCGACCGCCACCTTCGCGGGCAGTGCATGGACGAGCGGCAAGGCCATCCTGCGGGATGCCTACCTCGCCAAGGCCAAGGTGCGCCGCCTGAAGCTCGGCTACTCGATCGACACCGCCGTGCTGCCCAGCGAGCAGTACGCGGAGGTCATGCCCGAGCTGCTGGAGATCCTGCCGAAGGACGACCGCATGGCGCTCGGCGACGAGTTCCCCACGATCGCCGGCATCACCTGGCTGCCCGACGACGGCGACGACTTCAGCGACCCGCTGTTCATCGACCGTCGCCGCTACGGCGGCATCGCCCGCGAGCAGATCCCGTCGCCTGAGTACCGCCAGATCGGCGGCGACACGGGCGTGGAGATCGCCTCGATCCGCAACATCGAGAACGGTGACAAGACCCGGCTGCAGGCACGCAACGTGCACGTGCCGGTCGTCACCAATCCGCTCGCTGCGATCCACGTCACCGGAACGGAGGCCCCCTGATGAGCGTCCAGTATCTCGCCAAAGCCCGCGTCGTGAAGGTCGCCGTAGGCGCCGCCACCGGCAACCGTCTCGCACGAGTCCTCTTCGCCGGAGACCCCGTGCCCGAGAACGTCGACGACGAGCAGATCAAGCGCCTGCTCGACCGAGGCCTGATCGAGCCGATCACCGACGAGTCGAACGAAGCAGAGCTGCGCGAGGGCGACCCCACCGACAGGTGGTCCGTGCCGCAGCTCAAGCAGTACGCGGGCAACAAGGGCATCGACCTCGGTGCCGCCAAGAAGAAGGACGAGCTGCTCGCCGCGATCGCCGCGGCCGCGCAGTCCACCCCGCCGGCCAACGCCGGCAACTGAGACACAGGGGGCGATGATGACAATCACCAGCGGTGACCTCGGCGTAGACGAAACTCTCGCGCGCCGCATCCTGGTGACCACGCGCCGCATCGCCCCCTGCGTCCTCACCCTCACCGGTGACGCCCGCGAAGACGCAATCGCGATCCTCAAAGGCGTCATCGCTGAACTCCCCGAATCAGGCACCCGCCGAACCAGATCGATGAGCCGCAACGGCACCTCGATCTCCTACGAGACCATCGAGACCGCATTCACCTCCGAAGCCCGCGCCGACCTCCGCTCACTGTGCGAAGCCGCGCCACCCGAGCCGGGACTCGCACAGGCATCCTTCCCATCCGACGCGCTCTTCCAGCGCCTCTGGCCCGAGGAGACCTACCCGTGAGCTTCCCCGCATCCTTCTTCTTCCCGCACACCGTCAACATCCGCGCGCTCGCCGGCGGCGCAGGCGTGGGGGAAACATACGCCGATGCCGTCTCGGCGATCGCTGAGGTGAAGGACGAGTCGCAGCTCGTGCGTAATGCGGACGGCGCTGAGGTCACCTCATCGACGCAGGTGACGGTGCCACTCGATACAGACGCGCCGCTCGGCTCGCTGGTCATGGTCTGGCCCGGGCAGGGAGCCGAGCGCGAATCGGTCGTGCTACGCGTCGCGCGGGATGAGAACCCGCCGCCGCTGCCTTCCCATCTGATCCTCTATCTCGAGTAGGAAGGGCGCCCCGCATGGTCAAGATGATGATGCCGATCCTTTCGATGTATGAGAAGGCTGCCCAGCAAGGGTTGCGCGACATCGCTCGGGCGACGCTCAAGCTCTCGAACGAGAAGATCCCCAAGGACACCGAAGAAACCGCCGACTCCGGGTTCACCCGGGTGGACGACCTCACCGCGCAGGTCGGCTACACCTCGCCAGTCGCTCCTCTCCAGCACGAGAACCTCGACAACAAGCACCCCAATGGCGGCGAGGCGAAGTTCCTTGAGCGCGCCGCCGAAGAGATCGACGCCGCCGCGATCATGGCGAAGCGGATGCGGAAGTTGCAGAGCGGTGGCTGAGCTGCTCACCGACGTTCAGCTCACCAAGCAGGTGTGTGCGCTCCTCGGGGAGATCGACGGGTGGGAGTGGCGCGAGACGGGCCCGGCCTACTCCGAGAGCGTCGTCGGCGTGCACTACGGCGCGATCAAAGCCACGCCGTCTCGCGGCGTCGGCGTTCGCGTCTACCTCGCGAGCGACGACCTCGACGAGAGTCTGTCGTGGAGGCGCATGCAGATCCGCTTCCGCGGCCCGCGCAACGACCCGACAGGTGCCGACGCACTCGCAGACGCCGCGTTCGCGCGGCTCCAAGGACTCTCCCGGGTGGGAGGGATCAGCGGCATCAGTCGCCTATCCATGGCTCCTCTCGGGGCCGACGGCAACGGCCGCGAAGAGCGGGCCGAGAACTACCAGATCATCCTCGACAACCCGGAAGCGGAGGCATCCGAACCATGAACAAGCGAGTTCCCCTGCCGGAGGGCACGACCCTCGGCAAGTCCCACGAGTACGGCGGCGACGTCAACATCGGCACCCGCGAAGCGAAGATCTGGCAGCCGGTGCGGCGCATGTTCGGGTTCAACCCGGCGCCGCAGCCCGTGTCGACGAACGCGGCGACGTACGACGACGAGAGCACCCCGAACAACTCGATCACTGCGCAAGGCATCAACCACGCCTTCACGACGCAGGTGAACCGGTCCAAGACGACCGGCGAGTACCTGCCCGAGATCGAAGCGCTGCTCGCCCGCACCGGCCCCGACGCCACGGACGCCGACGCGGAGATCGAGTTCCGCTGGTACCACAAGCCGTCGAAGGGCACCCCGAACCCGAACGACGCGGGACAGGGCGACTTCACCGTCACCTACAGCCGCGCGAACACCGGACCCGACGGGTCGATCGAAGCGTTCGCGTGGACGCTGACCGGCGTCGGCACCTACGAGAAGATCGAGAACCCGTTCGGCGGGTGGGACGGCGACGCCCCCACGATCACCTCGGCGACCCCGTCGGGTGCTGCAGCGGGTGCGCAGGTGGAGATCACCGGCACCGGCTTCCAGACCGTCGACGGCACCGACCGGGTCACCGGCGCGGCCGGCGTGAAGTTCGGCTCCACGAACGCCGCGTCGTACCTCGTCGTCAGCCCGACCAAGATCGTCGCAGTCCTGCCGGCCGGGTCGGCGGGTTCGGCCCCGATCATCGTCACGAACGGTGACGGCGCGTCGAGCCCGAAGCCCTACACGCGCGGCGCGTGATGGGTGCGGTCGACTTCACGGAGTGGGCCGTCCCGGATCTGATCCTCACGTTCAGGGGCGTCACCTACACGGTGGCGCCCCCGAGCGTGGCGGACATGAAGCTCATCCTCGCCGCGGCCGCCCGCGCGGAGGTAAACCTCCGCCTCGTCGCCGGCCCCCTGCCTCCCGAGGTGGAGGAGCTGCTCGCGACCGTAGGTGACCGGCACCCGGCGCTCGGTGACGACGTGTTCGACCAGATGGTCGCGGACGGCGTTCCGGGCCCGGCGATCGACCGCATGGCGTACTACGCCGCGTTCTTCTGGGCGCGCGGCCGGGAGTACGCGGACCGGCTCGCCGTGTTCCTCTGGACCCCGCGCGACCCTGACGGGGGCGGTGATGCGGTCCCAAAAGCGCGGCCTCGCTCACCCCGCAAGAGTGGGCGCAGTACGGGCAAGGCGAGCCGATCGACGAAGACGAGAACGGCGTCCCCATCTACGCCGACTACCGAGTCCCCGACGAAGTGATGGAAGCCGCGGCGCCCACCGAACAGCCACACCAACACCGGGAGGTCGACGGGTCGGCGTTCGCGCTCATCACCCACTGGCGGCTCGTGGTCGCCGAGCTCGCTGAGCGGGGCGTGTACATGCACAGCCGGGCCGTGCTCGACATGCCGTGGCTCGACGTTCGGGCGCTGGTCTACTCCCTCCTCGACTCGCCCACACGGCTGCGGGAGGTACTGACGCGGAGGTGATCCATGCCGGCCCTGCGCGTGAGCGAACTCGAGACGCTGTTCACCGCCAACCTCGACCAGATCGAGAAGGCAGAGGCCACGGTCCGTAAGACCGGGCAGCGCATCGAGTCAACTCCGATCACGCAGAAGATCGGCGCCGACGAGAAGGGCGCGCTCGCGGGCATGGACCGCGTCGAGCAGGCGGCGAAGAAGATCGTCTCCCGCGCGACCGCGATCACCGTGAACGCGAACATCGACCGGGCGGAGAAGGGCATCGACCGGGTGCAGACCCGCCTCGACTATCTCCGCTCGGTCGAATCGACGATGGACGTGAAGGCCGACATCGCCCGGGCCGAGGCCAGCCTGTCGAAGCTCACACGTCAGCGCGACGCGCTCGCCTCCGCACGAGCGGAGATGGTGGTCGACGTCGACGACAACCCCGCCCGCCAGAAGCTCAAGGCCGTCGCGGACTTCGCGGAGGAGAAGGGCAAGGAAGGCGGGGAGCGTGGCGGCAAGTCGCTGTCCGGACACCTCGACTCCGCCACGCGCGGCGCCGGCGAGGCCGTCGGATCAGCTCTCGGCGGCGACCTCGGCGCCGGCCTCGAGAAGGCGCTCGTCGCGATCCCCGTCGCGGGCGGCATCATCCTCGCCGCGACCGCCATCGGCAAGCAGATCGTCTCCGCCGTCAACGAGGGGCTGGGTGTCGAGAAGCGGCAGGACCGTCTCGCGGCGCTGACCGGCCTCGACGAGCAGCAGGCGGCGCGCGTGGCGCGCGCGGCCGGTGAAGCGTACGCCAACGTCTACGGCGAGTCGATCGAAGCGAACATGGACACCGCGCGGATCGCGGTGCAGTTCGACCTCATCGACGCGAACGCCACCACACGCGACTCGCAGAAGGTCATCCAGGGACTCGCCGGAATCTCCGACGTGCTCGACGAAGACGTGCGCCCCGTCGCGACCGCCGTGACGACGCTGCTCAAGACGGGCATGGCGTCCAGTGCCCAGCAGGCTTTCGACATCATCGCCTCCGGTCAGCGCAACGGCATCAACCGTGGCGAGGACTTCCTCGACACCCTGACCGAGTATCCGGTCGTGCTGCGCAAGCTCGGGCTCGACGGGTCCGAGATGCTCGGCCTACTGAACCAGGCACTCAACGCCGGCGCGCGTAACAGCGACGTCGCCGCGGACGCGCTCAAGGAGTTCCAGATCCGTGCGACGGACGCCTCGGTGTCCAGCAAAGCCGGGTTCGAGCGGCTCGGGTTCAGCGCGGAGGAGATGACCGCGAAGATCGCCGCCGGCGGTGAGGGCGCTCGTGAGGGCCTGCAGCAGGTGCTCGACCAGCTCCGCGCGACCGAGGATCCCGTGGTCCGCAACGCGGCCGCCGTCGAGCTGTTCGGTACGAAGGCGGAGGACCTCGGCGACGCACTGTTTGCCATGGACCTGAGCAACGCGGTCGACCAGCTCGACGGCGTGACCGGCTCCGCGCAGCGCATGTTCGACACCCTGTCGGGCAACGACGCGACCCGCATCGAGCAGGCGCAGCGGAACATCGAGGTCGCCGCACAGGGCATCCAGGGTGCGCTCGCGGCCGCGTTCGCGGATCCGCTCGGCGACTTCGCCGACTGGGTCAGCTCGAACCGTGGCCCGCTGATGCAGTTCTTCGCGGACCTCGCGAACGGCGCCCTCGATCTGGGGACCAGCGTCGTGATCGGCCTGGCCGACGGGACGGAAGCGTTCGGAGAGTTCGTCTCCGGACCGCTCGCCGACTTCGGCGTCAGCGTCGCCGACATCCTCGGCAAGCTGCCGTGGCCGTTCAACCAGGACACGACCGAGCTGCGTGCCGCCGCGGAGGATCTGCGCGGCTTCAAGGACGTCACATCCGAAGCGGCGGACACGATGCGCACCCAGTGGGTGGGGGCGATCGATCAGGCGCGGGACAAGTTCAACCAGTTCATCGACCCGCAGATCGCGCAGGGCTACCTAAACGACGCGACCATGCGTGTCGCCTCGTCGATCGACGCAGTCGGCGCCGCGGCGGCCACTGGCAGCTCCCTGCTGGACAACTACCGCACCGCTGCTGACGGCAGCGGGTCGGCGACGGCGGAGCTCGACCTCCAGATGCGCAACGCGATCGACGCGATGCGGCAGGAGCAGGAGGCGGCGGAAGCCGCGGGCGACTCGCAGGCGAACCTTGAGCAGCGTCACAAGGACGCGACGATGGCGCTCGCGACCCAGCTCACTCAGATGGGGCTCACGTCGGATCAGGCGTGGGCGCTGATCCGAACCTACGAGAGCATCCCGCCGACGGTGTCCACGACGATCACGGCCGACACGACCATGGCGTACGACCAGCTCATGTCGCTGCAGTCGAAGCTGCGGGAGGTGACGGGGGATCATTCGCTCCGCGTCGCCACCGGCCCGGGCGGTCAGGGTGGCCTGGTCGTCGGGAACGCGAGCGGCAACCTGATCGAGTTCATGGCGAACGGTGGACTGCCGGGGCTGACGCCGATGGCTCCGGTCGCGCAGATGGTCCCGCCCGACACGTGGCGTGTGGTCGGTGACCGCGGCGACGTGCCGGAGCTGTTCACGCCGATGGATGGTTCGCCGCGGTCGTGGTCGCTGCTGCTCGAGGGGTTGCGGCGGATGCCGGGCTCACCGCCTGGCGCCACCGCGGAGAAGGGGTCGACGCGCGCGGGTGCGTCGTTCCAGTTCGGCGACATCGTCGTGGCGGGCGTCGGCCCGGCGGAGGTGAAGGCGCTCCTCCTCGATGTGATCCGCGACCTGATGAACTAGGAGGCTGGGATGCGTCGACCGCCGGGCACAGGGTTCGAGGCGACCGTGCGCAACGTGACGTTCACGGGGCAGCGGTTCCGGTTCGAGCCGGGCTACTACGTGACGGCGGTCGACGGTCTCGGCGGCGCGCAGCCGTCGCATCATGGCGTCCCGATGATGAACGGCTACGGAGAGTTCGACGCCGCGAATCAGTACGAGGACGCGCGGATCATCACGATCAGCGGGTTCGCGTACGACCTCACCCCCGAAGCCATCGGCCGCCGGCGCCGTCGTCTTGACGGGCTGCTCGCGGGCCGCGACGACTCGGCCGTGCTGCGGTGGAGCGAGGACGGTTCCGACTTCCGCATCCCGCTCGTGCGCCGCGGCGTCGGCTCGAAAGCGCAGCGGCGGGTCGGGGCGTGGCGGTTCGCGGACTTCACGGCCCGCTTCCGCGCACCCGACCAGCGGTACTTCGGGCAGGCGGAAGCGTTCGGCCCCGCCCAGTCCATCACCGTCAGCCACTGGGGTGAGACGTTCGCGCCGCTCGCACTGAAGGTGGAGGGCAACCTGCCCGGCGGGTACGTCATCACCCACCCCGCGGGCATCGTGCAGGTCACGCGCCCGCTCGCGACGGGACATCCGCACACGTTCGACATGGACACCGGTCTGCTGTCCGTCGACGGCGTCATCGTCGCTGGCGGGCTCGGGACGGTGCAGCTCTGGGAGGTGCCGCCAGGCGCTCCGGGGCAGGTGTCGGTCACGTTCGGTGCGGTGCTCAGCACGGTCGTGGAGAACACGTTCATGTGAGGAGGCGTCGTGGTCTGGTCCTCCTACCTCGTGCGTCCCCAGTCGGGGGAGAAGCGGCTGCCGATCAAAGCCGCTGACAATCAGTGGGGCACCGTGATCAACGGGATCGGCGACGGCCAGACGACGCTGAAGCTCGGTGACCTCACGCCCTCGGTGAACGACGCGCTCGCGGAGGACGAGACGCGGCCGTGGGACCGTGCGATCGTCACCTGCTGGGACGACGTTCCGATGTACGCGGGGCTGATCATGCGGCATCGGTGGGTGGAGAAGACGGGCACGCTGCTGCTGAAGCATCGGGAGCTGCGGGAGATCGCATCCCGTCGGCACCCGTTCATGGTGCCCACGTTCAACAAGGCCGGCACGCTCGTCATCAGCGGCAAGAGCAAGCGCGGCATCCTCCGCCGGCTCATCGAGATCGCCTACATCTCCGAGCCGGGAGACAACTGGCACTTCCCGGTCGCGCTCGGCCCGGACGAGGCCGGCGCGGAGCCGGACTTCGTGAAGCCGAACGAGAAGATCACCAACATCGAGCAGATGTTCTCCGAGGTGCAGGACATGGACGGCGGGCCGGACTGGTACCTGCGCCCCGCGTGGGACGGGAACGGGCGGCTGTACTGGCAGTCGGAGATCGGCGCCCCGAAGCTGTCCGCCGGGATGGCGGAGTACCACGCGTTCGCGGCGACGTCGCCCGTCACCGAGCTCGCGCAGGACACTGACGGCACCGGTCAGGCGAGCGGCGTGTTCGGCGTCGGCGAAGGCTCCGGGCAGGACATGATCGTCGGCCGCGCGGGGCCGCTCGTCGGGTACCCGCAAATCCCCGACATGGACGTGCGCCGCTCCTACAAGGGTGTGGAGAGCGAGGACGTCGCGAACTCTCTCGCGCTCGGCGACCTGAAGTCGATCCGCAACCCGACGCGGCAGCTCTCGTTCAAGCTGCACGCGAGCGAGCTGTCGCGGGTGAAGCTCGGCTCCACGGTGCGGCTGCACCTCGACGGGTCGAAGTTCCTCAGTGGGGTACGCGACACGTACGTCATCGGCATCAGCAGTGACGGCACGGACCACGTGACGGTGGAGGTGCAATGACGCGCATCAACAACCTGAACGCGCCGAACTTCAGCGGGCTCCGCGATTCGGTCGCGACGATGGAGACGCACACGCCGCTCGGCCATTCGTCGATTCACCGGGGCGGGATCCGCGTCGCATCCGCTGAGGGGCTGCTGGTGCAGGGCTCGCAGCGGGTGTCGGGCACGCTGATCGTGTCGGGGGAGGAGTACGTCGACGGCGTGCTGAACATCTCCGGCGTGCTCGTCGTGTCCGGGTCGACGTCGATCACCGGGCCAACGCAGATCACGGGGCCGTTTCAGGTCGACGGCACCACCGTCATCAGCGGCACGACCACGATCAGCGGCGACGTGTCGCTCGAGTCCGACCTGATCATCACCGAGGACGGGTCGATCCGCCTCGGAGAGGTGCAGATCAGGTCCGGTGTCGGCGGCTCTGGCGGCATGTCTGCTCCGAACAAGATCACCTTGCAGACACCGCTCGTTGACATCCTCGGCGCTCTCGGTGTTTCCCAGGCGCTCGTCGCCAAGGCAGCGGTGTCCTTCACCGGCATCAGCAGTGCCCCTCCGGGGGCGACTACCGTGCCGCTGGTCCTGGACGTCTCAAGCGGGCGCGTATACCGCGGATAGCTCGGGGCAGAAGAACGTCAGCGAGTCGATCACGAAGAACCGGTTCATCTGCTCCGTGACACCTTCGAGCGCCACGACGTCCATGTTCCCCGCGGCGACTTGATCGCACGCGTACTTCGCGGCTGCGATCTTCTCGTCGTCGCTGAGATCGATCTGGCTCACAAGGCCGCTTGCGAGGAACTCTGCGGCGACATCGTCAGTCGCGGTGGGCGAGGGAGCGACCTGGGCGGGTGCGGCCGGCTTCTCGGACTCCACGGTGACGGTCGCCTGATCGCTGGGTGCCTCCGGCTGAGGCGCGGAGCAGCCGGCGAGGAGCAGCACGGCGGCGATGCCAGCGGCTGCGAGGAGCGAGCGCTTCATTTCTGGGCCTTCCGGTTGCGTGCGACGTAGCGCTCGAGGGCGGGTGTCACGACGTCGTCGCTGAAGTTGTCGCCCTTCTCCCGGGCTACCTGCTGTGCAGTCTCCCAGATCGCGCCGACGCGGATCGAGCGGACCGGCTTCGGTTCTTTCCCCATGCCCGCAACTGTAATACGAAACGTATTACGCCACAACAGGATCTTTGGAGGCGTCATGCTCTGGCCCAACGGCACCACAAGCCGCCCGCCGATCTCGAGCCCGTTCGGCCCGCGCGACGTGACCCAGCAGGGCGCGTCGTCCAACCACATGGGCACCGACTTCATCGGCTTCGCCATGGTCCGCGCCGTCGCCGCGGGTCGGGTTGTCAGCGTCGGTTGGCGCGACGGCTGGTCCGGCGGCGGCTACATGGTCTGGATCCAGCACGACGGCTTCCTGTCCCGCTCGCTGCACCTGGTGAACCAGTCCGCGCAGGTCAGTGTGGGGGACTACGTCGCCGAAGGACAGGCGATCGGGCTGATGGGCACCACCGCATCCCCGTACCCGGTGGGCCGCCACCTCCACCTCGAGATCGTGGTCAATGGCCGCCAGGTCGACCCGGTCCCGTTCATCACCGCACGACTCAGCTCCGGCGCCGCCCTGGCCGGCGGCGCCTCAACGGAAGGATTCCTCATGGGACTCAGCGACGCCGAACAGACCGAGGTGCACCAGGCGCTCAAGCAGGGCGGTAGCTTCACCCCGAACCAGATCATCAACATCCTGCGCACGGAGATCTCGCCCGCGATCGCCGCGATCGCTCTCGGCGGGATCGCCTACCCGGGCGCTCCCCAGTGGAACGCGTTCCAGACGATCGTGAACGTGGTCCGCGAGGACGACGGGCGCGAGATGCCGGTGATCGATCCGAAGGACTTCGCGTCCAGCGTGGCACCCCTGCTCGCACCTCTGCTGGCCGACAACCTCGGCACGCTCAGCGACGAGACCATCGCGGCGATCGCGAAGGCCGCAGCCGACGAGCAGGCCCGCCGGCTGGCGAGCTGATGGAGCGGTACCCGGTGCCGAAGGAGAAGCGTCGCGTCCTCGAGGCGATCATCCGGATCATCGACATCATCGCCTACTTCATCATCTTCGTCGGCGGCTGCTACGCACTGTTCTTCACGCCCGACAGCGTGCAGCGCGAGCTCGCCGGCGCGGACTGGCTGGTGCCGCTGTGGGCCGGGTTCCTGCTCGTCGGTGGCGGGCTCGGCATGGTCGGGCGGATCTCGCGGATCTGGATCCTCGAACCACCCGCCGACGTCGCGTCGATCGCGGGCGCCGCGATCTACTTCGTCGTGCTCGGCGGCACGCTGTTCCAGTCGGTCACCGCCGGCGTCGCGACGACGCTCGTGTTCTACGCGATGATCCAGATGTTCCGCCGCTACATCGAACTGCAGATCTTCGGCACAGACCCGAACGTGCACGGGTTCACAGACCGCATCGCGGAGGCAATGCGTCGACGGACGGCGAACGTCGCTCCTCGAGAGGAGTAGGCGTGCAGGACGTCAACCTCGTGACGATCATCGTCGCAGTGCTAGGTGCCGGTGGGCTCGGAGCGTTCGCGCGGGAGATCGCCGACATCGTCTCGAAGGTCCGCCGCGGCGTCTCCACCAAGGAGACGAACCGCAAGAACGACATCATCGCCCAGCGCGACACCGCCACGAAGGCGGCGGAGGAGGAACGCCGCCGCCGCATCGCCTGGCAGGAGTACTCGGGCTCGCTGCGCTGGCAGCTCCGAGAGAACGGCCTGACGCCGTCCGAGCTGCCCGACGATCTCGAAGACACCCTCAACCCCCGCAAGTCCTGAGCCGCCCACCCGGGCGGCTTTCTCGTTCCCGAGGAGGAACCATGAAGCTCTCTCTGCTGACCAGCCGCGCGTGGTGGAAGGCCGCGGCACTTCGCGGCCTGTACACGGCCGTGGCGATCGCCGTCCCGTACCTCGGCGGCGCGCTGCTCTCCGACGTCCCGTGGCTGACGATCGCGTCCGCCGGCGCGCTCGGCTTCGTCGCGTCCCTGGCGACGTCGCTCGCCGGCCTGCCGGAGACGGTCGGCACCAACCTGCCGTGGTGGCTCGCCGCGGTGGAGCGCGTCGCGAAGACCTTTGCACAGTCGCTCGCCGCCGGCTTCGTCGGCGCGACGCTGATCACCGACGTCGCATGGTCGACGGTCGTGCAGGCCGCGCTGATCTCCGCGCTCGTGTCGCTGCTGCGTCTCATCCTCGCGACGCTGCCCGCCGATCCGACTGCGAAGTCGGGGCCTGTGCAGACGCTCACGGGCGATCTCCACATCCAGGGCTGAGCGGGTGTCCGTGGTCGATCGAGGGAGGTTGATGTGCCGAAGCAGGTGACCGTCTTCTCTGACGTGTGGCAGAACACGGGCGGGCCGCTGCCTGCGAGCATCCGCCCGCAGCTCATGTACCGCCCGGTGCGAGCAGCGATCGACGACAGCACGCTCATCGCCGGAGTCGAGGCGTTCGCGACGATCGACATGTCGTCGGGCGCATCGGCTGCACAGCTCATCGCGGCGCCCGGCCTGCGGTACCGGCCGGTGCTGCGGTGGCTCGACAACCCGCTCGAGCAGAACCCGAAGCGCTGGTCGTTCGGTGAAGCGGAGTGGGACTTCACATTCGACCCGTGGCCGAACGGTGGGCGGCTCGAGGATCTCGTGGGCGCGGACGACATCAACGCTCCGTGGATCATCGGCCTCACCCCGCCGCCGAAGGCTTACCGCGGCTTCTACCTCAACGCGGCCGGAGCCGGGTTCTACCCCGGCGATCCCGACGACCCTGAGTCGTCCGGCACGGGCGAGTTGTTCCGCTGCACGGCGAAAGGAATGACGTTGGTCGCAACGCTGAAGGGGCCCCGTGGTCGCAAGGGCGACAAGGGGGATCCGGGAACGAACGCGGTGCCGGCGGCGGAAGCGGTCGGCGCGTACGCGCAGGACGTCGACGGGCCCGCGTACGCAGGGATCGCTGCGGGCTTCCTCGCCGACGACGCCGCGGCGATGAACGAGCGGGAGCTGTACACGGGCGGTGACAGCTTCGGGCAGATCATCGCGCCCGCGACGACGTCGTGGCCGCTCGAGCTCGCAGCCGACCGCGACATGGATCTGAACAACCAGAACGTGTCGTCGAGCTTCGACCGCGACGTCGCGATGCGGATGAACCCTGCGCCGCCGATGCTGACCGGCAACGACTTCGTCGTGCTCAACGGCGGCGTGAACCCGGCGCACATCTACGGCACCGACGGGCTGACCCGGCAGGCGGAGAAGGCCGCGCTGATGAGCGCGATCCTCCTCGCCGTCGCCGGGTCGAAGCTTGAGCACACCGTCGCGGGTGAGACGGGAACGTGGACGGACTACGTCAACGAGGCGCTGTCGGGCGGGTCGGGCCGCACGAGCGTCGTGCCGGACTCGACGCTGCAGTGGACGCCGACGTGGGGCGACTACTTCGCGCTCGCGTTCACGTACCGTGCGGCCGTCGGCGCGACCGGCAACTCCGGCGAGTGGAAGATCGGCAGCAACGTGCTGCTCGCTGCGCGCACGACCGCGCCGCCGCAGACTCCGCTCGAGGCGTCCGCATTCTCCCAGTCGGCGCGGAACTTCGTCCCGTGGCCGGTCATGGCGCCTTCGCTGGACGGGTCGAACGCGGTCCGGCTGACAGCGAAGGGCCCCGGTATCACCACGGCGGATGCGCTGTGGAAGATCGCTGACAACCCGCCCGTCGTCGCCGTGCTCATCCCCGGCTACACGAACCCGGCTGGCGGACTGTTCACCCCTGACGCGACGATCGACGTGTACCGCGGCGACCGTCTCGCAGCGATCGCTGAGATCACGAAGACGTTCCCGCGCCTGCGGGGCCGGGTGATCCCCGTCGACCCGATGCTGTTCGGCTGGAACCCGCTCATCCACACCACGGGCGACGGACTCCACCCGAACAACGACGGACACAAGCTGCTCGCCCTCGCGGTGCAGCGCACTGTGGCCCGGGCGCTGATGCTCGCCCCGCTGATGCCGACGTGGGGCGTCGCTGGACCGGGCTACCCGACTGAGTGGCCCTGGGGGTAAGCGTGGCGTATCCGAACCTCCCGACCCGCGCGTTGCGAGCCGGCGGCGCGGGCGTGCTCGAGACGGTGGGGGCGGGTCTGCTGATCCGTGCGACGGTGCAAGCCGACCGCGCCCTCACTCTCGTCGACGGCACCACGTTCCGGCTCCTCAACGCGGGGTCGCCGATGCTGCCGGCGCCTGCGAACGCGCCGCTCGTGTTCGAGGTGAACCGCACCGACGTGTCCGGCGTGTTTATCGACCCGGCCACGGGGGAGCCGATCGTGATCACCGAGGGCCGCCCGTACACGCACCGGCTGACGATCGTGCTCGAGTTCCTCACCCCGGAGCGGAAGCTGCTGCCGCAGTTCACCGTCACCTACGCGGGCGTCGAGGTGCCCGACGGTGACGAGCCGCTGAACCTCGACCTGCTCACCCCGACGACGGGTGCGCTGCCGCAGGACCCGGTGCTGTGGATCCTGACCCCTGGCGAGGGTTGGCCGCCGAACGCGCCCATCGGGGCGCTCGGCTCCACCCTCATCCCGTACGTGAACGATGCCGGCCTGACCGTCATCCCGATCTTCATCAAGGAGTCCTGATGGCTGAGCCTGTCCTGTTCACCGAGCTCGTGCTCCCCAAGGGCGACAAGGGCGACCCGGGTGAGCCGGGCCCTCCCGGCCCGAACACGGTCCCCACGAGCGAGGCGATCGCTGCGGCGCTGACCACGCCGGGTGCCCCGAGGACCGCACTGGATATGGCGATCGCGGGTTCCATCGAGCAGCGTGCGCAGCTGCTGTCCGGCGTGCTCGAGCTGCAGTCGCTGTGGATCTCGGGTCACTCGTGGCAGGCGGTGGACACGAACGCGACTCCCGGGACGCGGTGGTTCGAGCGTCTGCGGTCTCGGTTCCGCATGGCGTCGTCGGTCACCAACAAGGCCGTCTCGGGTCGCACGATCGGGGACATCTCGAACCTGACCCTTGGAGGCGCGAACGCGTGGATCGCGCGCACGAAGGCTCTCGTGGGCATCACCTGCACGATCAACGACATCACGATCTTCGACGGGTCCGCAGCGTCCCTCCGTGGCTACCGGCACGCGTGGCGCGCGTTCCTCGCGCAGGTAACCGCGAACGGCATTGTCGCGGCGAACACGACCAGCTTCGTCTTCAGCTCGGGATGGACGTCCGAGACGGTCTCCGGCACGTCCTCCTCGCCGCAGGGCGCCACGGAGAACAGCACTGGCGGTGGACGGTGGAAGACGACCACGACAGGCGCCTACTTCGAGTTCACCTTCAGCGGCTCCGACGTCGACGTGTTCCTCGTAGCGCGCGCCGCGGGTGCCGGTATCGTCGAGTTCAAGGAGGGCTCCACGGTCCTCGGCACGCTCGACCTCACGCAGGCGACCGCCCAGGACTGCGCCGCGATCTTCCGCATCCGCGGCCGCGCTGCGGGAACGCACACCATCCGCGGCACGCTCACCAGCGGGGCATCACTCACGGTCGACTCGTACCGCATCCCGTCGACCGCGCCCGTCCCGGTCGTGGTGCTCGGCGAGCCTGAGGTCGTCCCGTCTCCGACGGATCACAGCAGCTACGTGGCCGACGTGGAGACGTTCAAGACGGAGCTCGCGACGATCTGCGCCGAGTTCCCTTCGGTAATCTACGTCGACCTGCAGCAGGCCGACTGGGACAAGGTCACGATGCTGGTGACGGACTCGAACGGGGGTCACAAGCACCCGAACGACAAGGGGTGCGCGTTCATCGCCACGAAGGTGTCTGCCGCGCTCGCGGAGCACCTCGACTTCCTGACGGGGCTGAACATCACGACGAGTCCGACCGGTTACCCGGCGGCGTATGTCGCGCCGTCGGGCCCGTCGATCCCGTCGGGTGGGAACGACGGCACGGGCACGGGCGTCATCACTCCTGCGCTGCCGTCCGACTTCGCGTCCCGCTACCGCGCGAGCAGCATCGCCAGCGCCGATGGCACCGTGATCACGTCGTGGTCGGACGAGGGCGCGGCCGGGGTCGCGTTCACTGCGACCAACGGGCCGACCTACCGGACGTCGCCCGCTCGTCTGGAGTTCGATGCGAGCAACGACGCGATGTCTCGGTCCGCGATGGGCGCATCGCGGCTCGTGGTGTGCCGGATCCGTACGCTCGTGGCCGGTGGAACGCAGATCGTCATGGCTGCGAACGCCGGTTCCACGCAGATCGTGGGGAAGTCGTCGGCCGGCAACTGGATCCTCAACAACGGCACGGCACTCGACTCGGGCATCGTCGCGACGACGGACTGGGTTGTGCTCGGCGCTGTGTTCGCTGGCGCTTCCTCGATCCTCACGGTGAACGGTGCGCCGGCCACCATCGGCGACGCCGGCAGCAACGCTGCACCGACGAGCAACTACCTCGCGCGTGCGACAACGTCAGCGTTCTACGCGGTCGACATCGAGGAAGTCATCTCGTACGACCGGGTGATGACCGCGTCGGAGCTGCGTGCAGCGGCACTGCAGCTGAAGGTCGACTACGGGATCTAGGACCCGTGGTATGGGTCGCGGCATCCGCATGCGATCGGAGCGAGCCCGCTCGAATCCGGCTCTGCGACGGCGCAGCGAGCGGCCGGCGGCTTCATCCGAAACAGGCGGCGGATCCAACCTGGCCCCGTCCACTCGGACGGGTACCCGTCGGACTCCTCCTGCGTGTGTCCACACCTCGCGCACACATCGCTGCGGTGAGCCGTCCGCAACTCGGGTGTTGCCTGGCGTGATCGGATATCCATCAGCATCCCCATGCTGGGTGACGCTGCGCACCCCCGTGCACACCCTCACGTCCCCCGTTTGGAGGACAAGCTAGCAGAACACGTGAGAGCGATCTCACACACGCGCATGGCCCAGTTGGGGATCGCGATACGTCCTATGCTGACCGCATGGATTCAGGAACCGCGGCTCTCCTCGGTGCACTGATCGGAGGCGCGTCTTCGTTGCTCGGCAGCGTAGTGTTTCCGGCCGTGTCGACTGCGATCACTCGGAGTGTCGACGCACGGGCGGCGCTTCGCGCCGAATTGCGTGGGGAGATCGACGAGTTCACTCGAACAGGCGCCGCCGCCCTGGCGAAGTGGGCCGAGACGGGCGATCGTAGTGACCCCGAAGCGCTGGCAACCAATCTCGCGTACACGACCGCCGGTCAGCGCTTAGCCCTGCTCCTCCCAAGGTCTGTAGAGGACCTGAACCGAATGGTTGCGCACGCAGTCGGCACTGCTAACGACGGGGACCTCGTCAGTGCACTAGCTGAGTTCGATGCCTGCACGGATGTATTGACCCGCTGGTACAGGGGCACCATCTCCTACGGCCAGGTGCGCAGCGAGTTCGAGTCTCAGACGCGGAACATCACCGCCAAAATCGCAACTCGGGTATCGGAGAGCAACATCGACGCCGGCGTTTGGGCCGGTTATCAGCCGACACCTCCTCAGCCCCCGGCTGCCTCTAGTGGGTAGTCGGGGGCTCTTCGTCTTGCTCGAGCGAGTCAGACGAGAACGGGTATCGACTTCTCGGTGATGGCGTATGCGACTGCGGAGAGGTTGACGAGCAGGACGAAGAAGAGTGCGTTGCGCCAGATGCGGTAGCTCGACCACCCCATCCACCGTCGGCGCTTGGGAGGACGCCGCAGCTTGTACTTGCGTAAGGCGATAGACCCCATGCCGAGCTTCGTCTCGATCTCGCTCATTCGCGCGCGGTCGACCTCTGCGAGGTAGTGGTGCTTCGCCATCACCTGGAGTGACGCGAAGGCGAGGAGTACCCCGAGTGCTGACGTGATTATCCGTGCGTAGAAGGAGAACGCTGGGTCGAACGCGATCGTCAACAGGAATGCTTGGCCGGTGAGCGCCAGGGCGGGAACCTGCCACATCATCGAGTCCTGTTCAGCCTCCCGTGTGACGAGCGTCTCGTAGATAAGGATGTCGCGAGCGTTCTCCTCCGCCCACGGTCCCGTGATCGCCGTCTTCACTGCGCGCCGAGCGCCCCCGAATATCCCCATGACCGCGACGATAGCGCTCGCTACCTCGTCAGCGCGCGCCTAGGACTATCCGTGCGATCTCGGAGAGCACGTAGAAGCCCCCGCGGCTCACCTTCGGGTGAGCGGCGGGGGCTTTTCGTCATTATGTGGTTAGCGCATCAGGTCGCGCATCTCGGCTTCGCCTGGCGCGAAGTCGGAGAGCATGTCGTCGGCGATGTCCTGCTCGAGTGCGAGGTTGCTCTGGGTTCCCATGTGATCACCCCCTCTCGTCGTCAGTGGGCACCGATTCTACGCCGACCCCGGCGGGCAGGCTCGTCTCGAACGTGCCATGTCCGCCGGCTCCGCGCCGCTGCACACCGAGCGCGAGGTGGGGCACGCATCCGGGGAAAGCTTCGACGAGCGCGGCCGCGCGCATCTTCGTGTACTCGTCGCCGTAGTACCCGACCCACACGCCGACTTCATGGTCGCGGAGGTCGGTGTGCACGCCCGCGACCTTGCGGATCTCGTCGACGGCCGCGGCGTGCAGGGCCGGGTCGGTGGCGTACTTGTCGCGGCTGCAGAGGCTGCTGATCACGACACCGAGCTGCACGAGCGGGTGGAGGGCGGACTCGGTCAT